AGTGCCTCTAACAAAGGCTGACGTTCACGCCGTAGGTCGTCTTTGAATATCTCTTGTGCCTTTGGCATATCGACTTCAACAACATCTGCGTCTCCAAACACCCACGCATTACGGAATGTACGGTCTGTCGGTAGTGTCAGAGAAGCCGTATCACGAACATCTCCATTGATATTTAGATAAGTAGTCATGCTGCTATCTCCTGTTTGATCTTCCATGCATTTCGGAAGCTACGGTTAGTGGGTATGGCTTCGACAGGTACAATCTTTAAGATACTCCTGTTGCCTGTGTAGTCTCTCCAAACTTCTGTTGGACAGTCCTTCATTATAAGATACTCAATGGCTTCTTCCTCAGTCATGGGGCCAATGGGTTTAGCGTATGGATGCTCTTTAGGTTCACCATCTGGAACCAAGGCATCCCGTTGATAAGTCTCAATCGGCGGGAGTATATCCCCAGCTAAAGCACAGGCCATCCAGTTAGGATCTGGACACATGATAGCCGCTGGTGCATCTAGGTCATCAGGATTCTCAAACATGATACGGTACTTAGATTGTACTGGATCAAGACGCTCCTTGGCTTCTGCTAGGCGGTCCCATAGGTGTCCATGGGTCATGCCAGTTCTCCCATTTGTACAGCATTTACGTTATTTGAATCTGCGCTTACACCATCTTCTATGGAAATTATCTGATACGCGTCTGCACTTCTACTGTTAATCACATCAAAACAAGTGGAATCTGTGTTAACTGTTGTATCCTGTTTAGTTGCCGTAATTGCGTATTCGTTAGAAGAACTCATACTAGACGTTAAGTAAATTTCGTACCTACCAGCACCTGCATCAACTAAACTGGAAACATTCATACTAGCTACAATGTATGGTGTCTCTTTACCATAAAGATTAACCCAAGACTTCGCAGAACCCTTGACTACATACCCTGTCGGTACGCTGTCTGTGCCATCGGAGATGTTTGCTACGTTTAAGGTACTCATGCTAAGTCTCCTAAACACGCCATGTTCATAGTGTTATCTTCGGTATTATCAGTAGCACCTTGAACGAAGATTAAGCGAGTACCATTGGCTGTTGTATTATTTTGGACATAACACGCTCTGTTTCCGTAGTCGCTATCATTTGCACCAATCAAAATAGCGTAGTTATTATTAGCCATATCTGATGTATAAGTTACGTTAGTAAGACCTGCACCAGTATCAACTAAACTATCTATGTTAAAACTCTCACCAGCCGTAGGTACACCTGATGGATAATCAAGAGCTAGGAAAGCCGCAGCCACACCAGTTACGGGACGGCTAACGGATTCACTCGCAATGCGAATATTATCTACTTTGATTACACTCATGCTAAGTCTCCGTGAATTGTGGCATCTATTTGGTCAACATCACTCCAAGAAGTATTAGGATTTGGGTCAGAAGTATTACACATGCAAGTTGTAGAGGTTCGACCTGATGCATACGACCCAGCCACAGATGGATAATTTGTAGTAAGAATAGCATGAAATGTTGCGTTATAAGCCCCCGACATGCCCGAACTTAAATTAATAGTATTTACCCCTACGCTAACATCGGTAACACTACTCACATTTGAACTATTGCGAACCCCACCCCCAGACGTGTTAAAGAAGTTAGCCCAAGCCTTCGCCGCACTCTGTTTGTATAATTCGATGGGACCAGTTCCAGCCGCATCGCTTATTGTATTTGCTCTAATATCAGACAATGGACAAGTTCCCCCCTGCTGTGACGGTGAGAACTACACCATTTTCTATTGTTAAAGGACCAGTACATGAGGCATTCTCATCAGCATTTATTGTTACATCAGCATTAAGCACTTGATCATTGACTCTGAATATATCTCCAGGACGATAACCAACTGTGCCGTTGTCTCCTTTGAACATACCTCCGCCAGATACGTCTGCTACCTCAAAGGTAGTGTATGCTACAACCTCTAATGTATCACCAGCTGATGCACCTGCAGTTAACACAACGTCTGAACCATTGCCAGCTAGATAATCTGTTCCATTACTTAAGAAAGAACCATTCAAGTACACGTCTAAGAAGTGAGGCGAATAACCAGTAGTAGCAAAAGAAGTTTGACCAGCAGTTGCTGTAAACTTATTCCTAGCTTGGGTAGCTTGAGGGGTCGGTAAGCTACCGATGTATCCACTCATGGGGTTTCCTCCTGTATAACCAAGGTATTAGCCTCAGTTTGCCTAAGTATTTCTTTGTAATGCCTGTTAAGAGGGTCCATCGGTACTGACATCTCAATGCCGTCTATCGTGGCTTTGATGGATGTTGGTTCTTCGTCAGGCATCATTGTAGCTTGAAGCATTGCCGACGTTATGTTCATCGTTTCATTCTCCATGATTATAACTCCGCATCTACGGGCATGTTTTGAGCAAGTTGAATTGTACCAACTCTATTATCTGTTATTACAGAATTAAAACCTGCAAACGTTACGTATATAGCGCTAGTATATCGCGCAAGTGTCAATGTAGAGTTTGTATCGCTAGTGCTGCCACTAATGCTATACGCCCTTGCATTTACATTAAAGGGAATTGTAGGTGTCGCCCTGAGTTCCACAAATGGGATTACACTAACAGCTATGGTTGTTGTAGAGCCACCCCTGCCAGCAAAGACATGGTCTATCCCAAACACCTGATAATACCTCTGACACAAAAGCAACTCTTCACCATATGACCTAGCAATAAACGGTGTAGCTACTGAGCCAACCTCTAGCTTTGTTTCCCATACGGACCATTCGGCAGGGGCAGCGTTGGTTCCGTTGGGGTATATTAATACTTGCATACCTTTTTCACTAGGAACTGGAATATTTCCGTTAGGTGCGGATAAAGTGATTGTACACGCCCAACGGTTGCCTCCTAAAGAGGTGGGGACTGCATCGTATAAGGTTTGATAGTTGCCTGAAGAATCAAAAGACAATAACTGTACGAAAGGTATCCCTGACCCGCCTGTGTCTTCGTAGCCAAATGATAAAGTCATCTCCTTACTGTATAGCCCTTGAAGATTAACAGCTTCTATAAATTGATAAATATAAGAAAAACTTGTCGCATTACGATGCTTTACCACTAGCTTATTTATTCCAGTGGCAGGGTCAACAACGGTAGAGGATTGTGACATTGTACCGCCTAATTGACTAATACCTCTAACTCTCCACCTATCAGGACCGTAGCTTTCTGTATTATGATCTATCACATCCCCTCGTTGGTTCACTGTGAAAGACGGGTTGATTAGTATGTTTGCATTGGCAACTGTAGGATAGGGCGGGGAAATAGAGCCGTTAACTTGAAGATTACCATCGACAGTGAGGTTACCACCTACACTAGAGTCACCACCTATACTAGAGTCACCCTCTACTACTGAGTTGTCTACGTTGTACTGTATGGCTTTCGGACCGATGTACCCGACCATTACACTTGCTCCATTAAACTTATTATTGCGTCTACTGAAGACGCGGTATCAGATGTTATGACAACAGGCTCCGAAGCTGTCAGAACTATCTTACCATCTAAAACTGATAGAGATGAGTTCGCTGGCACTGGCGCATTCTTGACGAGTGTTGCGCCACCACACGTTACTGTTACAGAAATCTGTGAGTCGCTAATATTTGCCACCGTCATGCCAATCAGTATTGCTACCGTCGATGAAGGCACAGTGTACGCTGTTGTTGGGGATGTACCGACGGCAAGCGCTTTGAAGTTCTTGAATGTTGTTTCAGACATATCTATTTATCCTAATGCTATAGCGTAGATCAGCGCCGTACCGGCAACGTCTACGTCTAACGTTGTTCTTGCTGTCTCTGCGTCGTTATCATCTATGAGGGTCGCGCCATACGCTGAGATCGTAGTATTCGGAGGCAGCGAAAAAGTTTTTATATCTGCGTCTACCTCTGAGTCCATTAGAGCTCCAGCAGCCGTCACGTTCTCTGTATCTGTTACGTCAGCAAACTCTTCAATACCATCTAACTTAAGACCATCAAGCGCTATGTCGCGCCCGTCGACAGTTCCAGACACGTAGAGATCACCATACACATAGAAGTCGCCTTCTTGGTATGGCACGTACGTGTCGGCTGATAGAGAGTTCGCCCCTCCAATCTGATTGAACAGGCCGCCTGGGGCCATCTTTGTCGTGTATGAAGTTGCCATGCTGGCCTCCGTTTATAGTAGGCCAAAGCCATTAAAATTGGTTTGAAGATTACCACCCGTCGCGTTACGCTTAACGTCTTCATCATTCAATTCAGTAATTTCTTCCATGAAAAGTTGTTTGTACTTTGCGGCTTGATCGTCTTCTTGAACGTAGGAAAATGCCTCGGTTAAACCACCGTAAGTGAGCAGTCTCTCGTTCTCGTTAAGCAACCAGTTATCTGGTATTTTACCCGCAAATTTATAAACTCCGATCAATGGATTAGCTTCAGTTGCACTTGTTTCTGTTGCCACGTTGCCAGGCGCGAACACTGCCGCATCTTCAGGTGGGTCCGAAACTACTGGCTGCATTTTAACGTCGAATATGCGCAGAAAGCCTTCAGCGTCAACGACAGCAGGTCCTTCTTGCACATCCGCCAGCCTCATGTACGAACCCCCGGAATTATAGTTTGTGGCAACAACTGAGTAGGTTGCGTCAAGCGCAGCGAGGCGGCGGTAATATAACAGCTGAACTGTTGTCTCATCCTCGTACCCAACTTCAGTGGCAACGTAGTAGCGGCCGGCTTGCCGTGTCCACGATGTGTCGTATCCCCAATGCCTCGTGCGTGGATCAAAGAATGTACGTGGATCTTCTTTGTTTTGAATTACACGCTTGGTTTGCCCACCGCTATCTAGGGTGCTGATTTTGATGACTTCAATAAGATCTTCTGGAACAGCGAAAGATGTTACAGTTCTCCATCCGCCAACACTTGGCTCTTGCAGCAGGTTGACAGCACCAACACCAGATAGAGAATAATCTTGAGTGAACTCTAACGGTGGAATTCGTAGTTTACGGTACGCGTGGTCCGCGGCCCATCGTATACAGTTCTTTAGTATGACATCGCTAATGACGTCAGTGTCTCGGTTGAGCCAATCTCGCGTGCGCGCGGTTATCTCATCAAATGTTTTTGCCATAACGATCTCCTTAAACTGACAGGAGGTATGGGTAATCCTGTCGAACAATTACCATGAGCTTTGCAAGCATTTCCTTGTCGCTCATGAATTCTGGTGCGTGTATATCTAATCCCCATTTGTCTTTAATATCTATTGCGACAAGATCAGGTATAGTGGCAAATTTCTTCATTCCGTTAGGAGCCATGCCCAGGGTATCTCGATCCTGTTTTGCTTGCTCTAAGAACGGTTGTACGTTCTGCGAGACACTCCATATATGTTCACCGCCAACCGTTCCTGATTCATATTCGAAGGTACCAGTCATAGACGTGTTGCGATCTTGACTGGGTTTAACTCTCCATACTGCCATAGTGTTTCCTTACTTATACTGTGTGTGCTACAAATCGGCCAGTCTTAGTCACTGTCCCGAAGAGTGGGTTATTAACCGCGGTTTTCAAAATGGACGCGCCGGCCACATCTCGTGCTGGCTTAGCCGCAGAGCCGCCAAACATTTTTGAAAGGCTCGATGCTTCTTCTGCTGAAGGCTCAACAGGATCCGCTGAGCCGCCGCCGCTGTTCTCTTTCATAAAGTGTACGTTGGAGATCGTGTAAGCTCCGTTCTTACCAATTGCAGGTTGCACGGACCACACACACTTATCCGCCGGTATAATAAAAAGATCAGTTGCAAGATTTGAGCCTGGACCAAAAAGATCGGCTGGCAAATTGCCTTGGATTACAAACATACTTAATTCTCCCTTGAATTAGTTAAATCATACTTATTGTATTAAAAAGGGAGAAGGAGAAATTCTCCCTCTCCCCATAGGTCTAATTAGACCAAACTATTGTCCGTGTTCTTGTAGGTAGTTCAGCATGCTTGTAAGTATCTCTTGATCATCGTTTATGAGACCAAGAGACACATTACAGTTATGACAAAGAACCCCTCGCACCTTACCACTCACGTGGCAATGGTCAACAACCGCTCTACGACTATCTCCGTTGTTACGATCTGTGCCAGTTCCTTGAATCTTAGTAAAGACTACAGGAGTGTCACATACCTTGCAACAGTGATCTTGTTCGTTAAGCATGTCATTGCGATCGGCCATAGTTATACCGTATCTTTTACGTAACTCCTTACAGGGGTTACAGACAAGACTACGAGAATTACTCTTGACCTTTCGTCCACAGTGGTCGAACTCAGAACATTTACGCTCAGGGTTTGACTGCTGCGATAGGTAGAGAGCCTTATGGTAATCTCTACGCTTTTGCGGATCTTTGATGGGCATACTTTACCGCCTATTTTTAGTTACGTGAGATTATAGATGGCCCCGCAGCCTTTAGGGTTCTTAACCTCAAGAGTACATTCTTCGATAAACATTCCGGCTGTGGAGTCACCGCGTTGGCCAACTTCCACTTCTTGCATTGGACGTAGTGTTGCGACGGCAAACCACATAGCGTCAAAGATTAACGCGGATGCGTTGCCCCAATCTGCTGCGTTACCTGCACCACCACCGTTTTCTCCAGCTACTGGAGCGTTGAGGCCCATGATATAGTTTGGTACAACCATAAGATCGCCGAAGTCAGACATGTAAATGTCAACTGACTGACGAAGTTTTCCGTCCATGTCAATGTTACGACGAACGTTGGATTCAGTCTGCATCAAGTCAGAGAAGTCACGACGAAGCTTTGGAGATACCATGATCTTCGAAGCTTTACCACCTTGCTCATAGATGCCTTGCATAATTCCATCGATGTCGGTAAGTGACAAAGCTCCGCGATCTGATTCATTAGCCAGTGTGATGACGCCTGTGCCGTTATCTGAACCTGCTGAAACAGAACCACCAGTGCCTGCAAAGGCAACTGTTGTTGGGTTGTTGATGAAGGACTGGTATCCACCCATGGTACGAGCGCCTGGGTTTCCAGATGTTCCTGTTGCGTTAGAAACGTTACCTGTGGAAACAATATCCATCTCGATGTCACGGCGCATCTCTGTGCCACGCTTCTTCAACTGGTACGCGTATTCATCCGCAACACCGGCTTGGTCTACCGCACGGCGGGTACCCGACACAGCAACAGTCTTACCATTGATCTGTGTGTAGTTACCGAGACGTGTACGAGTGGCTCCACCTACCGCAAATTCTGGTCCGACAAGCGGATCAGTTATTGGAGACACATCGTCGATGCCTGAACCATTAGGCGCGACATAGTCTTGTCCTTCGCCAATACGGCTGTTTCCTGGTGCATTCAGTTCGTCTGTCTGCCATTCATGATAAATAGCTTTTGCTTTCGCTTTACCGACTGCTGACAAGAACGGAGTCTCGTCGCGTGTGATCATTGTAATAAAGTTAGCAAGATCTTCACGCTGTGAGACGTTTGCGTTCGTTGCGCGAATTGGGCCTGTTGGGCCAGCTGTTCCGCGTCCGCCGACTGTAGTAGTCATTCTTAGTACTCCTAAATATTATTGATTGAGAGATTTAGCAGCAAAATCACGTAAGAACGCCATTTGATCTGACTCACTGGAGTCTGGGCTGAAAGCCCGAGCTCTTCGCTTGTCAGCTTCGGTTTTGGCTTTTGTGGCAGGAGCTTTGGCTTTTTTAATCGGAATAGCTTTCTTAGCTGTTTTAGCTTTGCGTTTAGCTTTTCCTTTATTGACGCCTTGTTTCAACCGACGATAATCATCAATGAACTTGACGACCATGGGGTCTGTAACAGAGCTGAGTAATTCATCAGCAATGCCTTCTTCAAGTGCAAACTCTCTAATAGACGTAGCAACGTCTTCACTGAAATCAGGAATAAGAGTTGGGATAATCTCAGTGAACTCAGACAGCTGATGCTGAAGTTGTTCGTCTGATTGCGTCTTACGCTGATTATCAAATTGAGCTTGAAGACCTTCACGGTTACGTCGCGCCTCCCAGTATTCACTTTGAATCTGTTCACGCTTGTCTTTTAGGTCATTGATTTCGTACGTCTCACCATCGGCGCGAGCTTTTTTAATTTTCGCTTCCATCTCATGATACGCTTTCGCCTTTGATTGCTCCGCACCCATTAACACAGCGTTGGAAAGCGCAGCAGCTTGTTCAAGCTCCTGTAGTCGCGCTGTTCGTTCTGTATCAAATGATTTACGTGCTTCACCTAGTTCACGACCTTGTTTTGAGAGATGAGCATCTGTTTGAAAACCTTTAAGAAGATCTCCAAAAGAAACCGTGCGCTCTTCACCGTCAACTTTGACCATGACTTGAGCGTCGAGATCGAGATCATCCGAAGTGAATACAGAATCTTTTTGGGTAGCGGACTCATCGTCGGCATCCTCATCTTCTCCTTCACCATCATCGTTCTCAGTCTCCTCTCCAATAACGGCTTCGTCTGACTCGTCGTATTCTTCATCAGACTCTTCCGGAACCTCAACAAGGTCTTCCTCATTTGGTAGCGGCACTTCGTCGTGTGAATCCTTTAGAAACTCGGATCCACGAAGTACGGCATCAAGGAGTGCTTGTTCCGTCGGTTCAGCTGCGGGTGTGTCATCCATTACGGGTAGAGTACCTTCGGCTTTTGAATTCATTTAAACATACCTCTTTCTATTTCTTTACTTTTGATGCGCTGGAGCCTGTCGTAGGCTTAGCTGGTTTCTCAGACGAGAGCTCTACTTTTGTTTTCGTAAAACTGTTGTACCGATCTGCCAATTCGTAAAGATCATTCAGAGTTGCTGAATTAGTTTTTGCCTTACCTGACGAACGCATTGCATCGTACTCAAGTAGGTTGATCATCACTTCCACGTTCTTGACGAGTATAGTGTAATCTATTGCGTGTCTAACCATTGTTGTCCTCATTTCCTTGTCCCATAAACGAGACGTTGCGTCCGTACATTTCGTAGCGGATCATCTTAGCTTTAACATCACCGAGAGCGAGCGCCGAATTAAATATAAACTCACGTGTCTTAGTCTCGTGTGGCTCTGTTTTCAGCCATTGTACAAAATACTCTACAAGGATTTCCCCATAAGCATTTTCAAAGAACATCTCCCGCTCGCGGCTAGCAAACTCTGCATTTACTAGAGCCTCCTTTGCCACGACGTCGGGATGTGCCTTTGTAGGGTCTAGCCTCTTCTCGGCTGCCTTCCTAAACTTTTCCATAATACTTCCTTACTTAGATTGGTTGTTGTAACTCTTGCTCTTGCAGAGGAGCTTCCAGTTGCTCTTCTTCTTGTGGCGCGCTTAATTCTGCGGCTTTGTCCATTATAGCCTTAGACATCATAAGCAGTTCAGGTATCGAAGGATGTTCAGGAACGCTGACTCCTTCTTTTCCAGATTTAATAGCAATGTCTGCCCACTCCTGGTAGTGTTTATCAAGCATGATCGTAAGCGCTCGAGCGTTGTCTTCCATCGTGTTCTGAGTCTGTGATTCAGTAAACAAAAGATTAGCTTCCGCTGTGCCTACTTCTGCTGCCGACAAACGATCTGCCATTTCTGTTGCGCGCGCTTGCGCATCTGCGTTTATCGCCATTTCTTCTTGAGCATGCGCTTTGAATTCATCGGTGGTGTAGTCTTCTAAGAATACACTGGCGTCTAGGCCAAGTGCTTCGATAACACGAGTAGCGATTGCCGCTCCGGCGACTGGCTTTACAACTGAACCGTAACCTTGCTCAACTAAACCGGGAAGAACTTGTGTACCAATTTGTCCGTATTTAGCAATCAGATTAGCGTTACTATTCTCACCAAGATCTAAGAAGATTTCGCACTCCATATCTTGTGGTAAGCTTTGAATATCAACATCACGAAAGGTTGCACCGTCCATGTACTTGACGTTTGTCTGCATGTTATCGCGCATAGTGTTGTACACGCCCTGAATAAGACGCTTCAGTCCTGTTTCAGCAAATCGGCGAGCGATATGTTGAATCCGCTTCTGTGATGCTGACTGAACTTGAGCAATCTTAGCTTCACTATTACCAGACACGTATAACTCGTCTTGAAGACCTTGAGCTGCTCTGCTCATTCCAGTCGCTTGTTCTTTAACATTCTGAAGATGGGTTAAGAGAGGTACTGTGCCTGTGCTTATTGTTTCTGGTGGCAACTGGGCGACAGCGTTAACTGGACTGCCATTAGTTGCAATGATCTGCTTCGGTTTCATGTTCTGAAGTGTAGAGAAATCTACTACGTTCGGGTCAGCGAGCTTAGGCGCGTAATTTGTTAAGTACGTATTCTCGACAAAACCACGAAGGATAGCAGTAGATGCTAGCGTAGAAGAGCGAGCAAAATCTGCCATAGACATACCATAGAACTCAAAAGGAATATCTATTGGATTGAGTGATGCGAGAGGAACATCATCGACATCCTCTTCAAATAAGATATGTGAACCGACAACTACAAAACGTTTAAGCTCTGCGATACCGTCACCATCACGGTCTACCGGCATCCAACACTCTGTCACTGTTATTTCTCGATTAGCTTCAATTGACATATCGTCAGTGTTTCTAGTATAGACTCCTTGGCCAGTGACTTGCTTACGCGCGGCTTGCTCTTCGGACGTTGTCATAGTCCAGTCGTCTTGTGCACCCAACTCGTCCCAATCATCAATGTGGTCTGCAACGTCAGGCCAGCTCTTTCTAATATCAGAACGAGTCATATCCGTCTGTATGCCGACAAAAGCTGCTTCCTCTATAGTTGCAGCATCCCGCGCTATGCGAAAGTTTTCTGGTGGAATATTTGTAATCTTGACACGAGATTTATCTCGCTTCCGACGAAGTCGAACGTCAATGTAGACTAGCTCCGCAACTCCACCCGATCCATCGGGCTGAATGTCTGTGAGTTCGTTTTCAAACTGAAGATCGCCTACAATCTCTATGTTTTCATCTGAGAGAAGTAGATCAAGTTGCGCTTGGTCGATGCGATCGTACTCTTCTATTTTATACGAAAAATCTTCTACAAAATCCCAGCGAATAATTCCATTCTTCCATAGCAAGGCAGACTTCATCCACGTTTGGATTTGCTCCCACCCTCTATTCTGCTTAAATATTGCGTAGTTCGTAATCATACTTGCATCGCGAGAAGCCTTGAAAGATCCAGGCTGCTCGTCGATAGGTGTGAACCTAGCTAGCTTACCATTGTTCAGAAATAATTCCGACAAGATAGCAATGTAGGCTTCGATCACTTCTGTAGTGCTTGTGTCAACAATAGTAGATACGCCTTGAGGAGTCAAGTGGCCAAGTGGCACTCCTGCGTATTCGTATGTCGAGCGCTGCCGCTCATTTGCGAGATCGCTGCTGTTGAGCCAATCGCCTATACTTCCTGCGACTCCATAGTCTATCATGTGGATGACCTGGTCGTCAGATACTGCTTCGTATTTTTTATTTCTAGGCATTGATACTCCTTGAAGCGTGTGTGCATACTCACTTCCAATCTACAGAATGATGTGATGGGCTTTTCACCGCCTGCCCACCTCAGGCATGAGGACTAATGGTGAAACTCTAAATCAAGCTCCTGATGCGTGCCCAACAATCCGCTCACCAGTAATATATCCTTCACCGAGGCCAATGGCGCACACGCTACCACCAATCACAGCAGCAACTGGTGCAGCGATACCACCGGTCAGTACAGCGACTGAACCGAATAGGATTGCGCAACCTACAGTTCCAACAAGAACTTGTGAGTCTGTATACTCAACGGGCTCAATGATGATTAGCTCGCCTGCGCTTGCGGCCATAGGCGCCGCTAAAGCAGCTGCAACAGCTAACGCTTTAATAGTATTTTTCATCTGTAATTTCTCCAATATTGGTTTTGACTTAGTCAACAATAACTGAGTCCTCTATAAGGGACGGATACAATAAGGGAGGAAGGGAGCTCAAGAGCGAGTGGCCTCTTCCATACCCGCTGTAAACGATCTCTTCACAGCCAACTTGTTTCGTCTTGAACGAAATCGTTTGTTCGTTCTCTCCACGACACATTTTTAGTTCCTAGCTTATCCCAGTGAGTTCGTAGAACTTCTGAGCAAATTGCCAGGGCAATAACACTATCATCGTAGCAACCTGGAGCTGCCTCAGTCTTTCCAGTTTCAGTGCTTATGTAGTCTTTCAGCTCTTGTATGATCTGAGGTGAAGGAATCATAATGCCGTCATTCTCAATCAAATTCTTCAAGTTGCCAATAATAGCTGGCTTAGTGGCTGATGTCGTGCGAAATCCTAGCCGCACACCCTCCGCATTTGATACGTTCGCTATCTTAGTTTGACGATAAAGATTGATGTAATCCATCTGCTCCAGCTTTTGTAGAGTTGCAATACCAATACTGTTAGATTCAACAGCGAGTAGAGCGTTATTGTAGTACCGACCGAGATAGAACAGCAATTGCCCCCAATAACTGGGATCTATACGATTATTCCTGTAGTTCGCTACCACTTCGTACTTGTTATTCATAACCACTGCAGCTGAGTAGTCCTGTCCAACGCCTAGCGCAACATCCGCTCCAATCACGTATGGTTGCTCCCACTTCGGAAACTCATGAATAAACAAGTTGCCTTCTCTGTTCTCATCAAACATCTTGCTTGAAACATCCCACTCAGCTCTCCGCCTGTGTGGTCTTGGAATCAACGAATCTAATTTATCCTTATTGAATACATTAGAACCCGACATAATGAAAGCTTCTTCTGCAGTAGCCGGATACTCTTGCTGAAATTTAATCTTCCCGCCTTCCGCAATTTTTAATCTCCGCCAATAGAGCTGATCGAGATCTAACCCAAACTGCTCCATTAAATCCTCTTCTTCTTTCTCTAACATTATGTTACTTGGAGCTTCTCTGCGGTACTCTGGCGTTATATACCACGGAATAAATATCGGTAAGTACTCATTTTCCCCATTCACAGCACCCTTCCAAAGACGATAAAACTCACCTGAAGCACCGTTGGCAGTGGACTCTAAGATGACTTCTGTCCCATCAGCTTGCGATATTCCTTGGAATAGACCCGCTAATATCTTCTCATCGTGTGTCCAGAACGCAACCTCTGATAAGTGAGCAACCGTGGGCGTGGTGCCTCGACCAGCTTCCGGTGAGCCTGCTGTATAGAGTCGGTAAGATCCAATCGCATCTTTATCAGTGTACGCAGGGGATATAAGTTTGATCTCTTTAGCGTTCGATGTTAATTCAGTTGGTTTTAACCCATCACCCATGTTTCTAATCAAGTTTTTACTCATCGTGAAAAGAGCATCGGATGTGGCAGAATCGTGAGCAAGAATAACAGAGCGGGTGTGCTGCTGGAAATATGTATTCCAGAAAACTCTTGCTGAGCAGTAAGTACTGATGCCTTGCTGCCTGGCTTTCAGTATGATCGCTCTGACGCGTCCAGTCTCAGACTTTTGTTTTGTGAGAGACTGTGTAATTATTTGTTGAGCCTCATTAAATTCAAATGGAATAAAACCTTGACTGGCATCCTTAGTGATTATTCTTATCTGAGAGCTAGCGAAAGAAGCGAAATCAGTTCTCAGACTTTGAAGTTTAACTCTTCTCTCTTTTTCTTCTAGCAGCTTTAGTAACGCAGCTTTTGATGTCATATTCCTTGCTTCCATTTAAGGGAGCTCGCTCTTGCGAGCGACCTCTTTATTTATTTACGGGAGCTCGCTAAGGGAGCTCGCTAAGGGAGCTCGCTAAGGGAGCTCACTCTTGAGTGAGTGACCTCTTACTTACGAGCGACCTCTTACTCGGGCGAGCGACCTCTTACTTGCGAGCAACCTCTTATTTGTCCTCTTCATAAGGGAGCTCGCTCGTTTACTCTCGTGCGGGCAACCTCTATAAGGGACGGACACTTAGTAAGGGAGCTCACTCTCGAGTGAGTGACCTCTTAAGAGCTTGCGCTTTCGAGTGACCTTCTAAAGCAGCTCACTCTCGTAAAGGGAGCTCGCTCCCGGGCGAGCGATCTCTTGTGAGTGATCTGTATAGTTTTTAGAATTAAGTGGATGTGTGTGGAGGTTTTAGGGGCCTGAGGGTGTGGGAGCTCTTGTAAGGGAGCTCTTACTTATAAGGGAGCTCACTCTTGAGTGAGTGACCTCTTAGTGGTTAGATCGCTGAGAGAGAGTGTAAAAATTTAAAATATATATATATAACCCCAAAATAAATTCCATGCCCCCTTACTTCTCATAACAATTCTCTACTCCATCCCTCCTCCCTCTCCTATAGTGGGGCGTACGTAGCGCTTCTTAGTCGGTGAGGGTGGTGGGGTAGTGGCGTGATGGTGGGGTAATGGTGGAGTAGTGGTGGTATGGCGAGGTAGTAGTAGAATAAAGGAGATAGTAGAGTAGTAAGGTAGCAGAGTGATACGATGGTAGTAGTAAGGTAGTGATAGAGTAGTGGTAGTGATACGATGGTAGTAGTAGTAAGATAACAGAAGGATAGTAAGATAGTATAGAGATAGTAAGATAG